CAATTGCGATGTTCGACACGCTCGCATTGTTGACAGGTGGAATGTTCGGTGGCACTGTGATTGAAAAGTTTACTAAATCAAAAGCAAATGACAAAGGAACTAACGACAGCACGACAAATAGCAGCGGAGATATGTAGTAAGTTTTCAGAAACACCCACGCTTACCTTAGCGAAAAAGTTGTTTACTGAATATCCTGAAGTCTATAAAGACACCGAACACGCGAGGTCTTTAATTCGTACAATTCGCGGAAAGAATGGCGAATTAAAAAGAAAAACCACAATAGATAAAAAATTGTTCGAAGAAAAACCACGACCATTGAATCCATTTGCACTTCCGAAGTCTTACGCAAAGAAACGCAGACACGTTGAGGTGAAGGGAACGAAGTTTTTAATACTTTGCGACCTTCACTTTCCATACCAAGACAACGAAGCTATTGAGTGCGCGATAAACGAAGGCATCAAACAGGGCTGCGATTCAATTATATTAAATGGCGACGCTTTGGATTGTCACATGATTTCAGACTTCGTAAAGGATCCGCGCAAGCGTAAATTCAAAGACGAGTTGTATTCTATTCGTCAATTCTTAGCCTCGCTCAGACACACGTTCCCGAACGCAAACATTTACTACAAAGAAGGCAATCACGAAGAACGTTATTGGAGATACATGAGAATAAAAGCGCCTGAGTTATTCGACATCGACGCGTTCGACTTTCCTTCGTTGACGCATTGCGACAAGCACGACGTTAAATGGATTGACGGAAAGAGCAAACTGAATATCGGCAAACTTTCAATCTTTCACGGACACGAATTTGGTAAACAATTCCTTCCGTCTGTTAACGTAGCGCGTGGTTTATTTATGAAGACTAAGGTGTCCGCGCTTTGCGGACATCATCACCAAACGGCGGAACATAGCGAACGTGACGCAAATGGTAAGTTCATTACTTGTTGGGGTGTCGCTTGTTTGAGTGAACTTTCGCCCGATTACAACCCCTATTCCCGTTATAACCACGGATTTGCAATCGTTAACAAAGGAACAAACGGTGCTTTCAGCGTTCACAATTACCGTATACACGAAGGAAAAATACTATGAACAGAAATATACTCGCAGCAATACTGCTATTTATCGGAACATCGATTCTTTGGTTGGTTGTTTGTTGGAATTGGTGGGGCTGTACGCCTAAAAATAACGTACAAGAAAACGTACAAAAACAAGATAGCGTGATAAACTACAACGCTGGCGAATATGACCGACTACTTCAAGAACAAATTGAACTTTATAAACAACTGAGAACGTATGAAGATGCTCAACTTACAGCCAAAACCACCTATCAAAGAACTCGTTCTGCTATTGTTGTTCGAGATACTATTTATAGGGTTGATGTTATCCGTTTAGTCAACTCCTGCGACAGCGTTATTGCGTCCGATTCGCTTGTTATTGACAATCTAAAAGAACAATTAAACATCGAAGAACAAAAGATTGACAACTTGCAAGAAGTGGTCGTTGCTTATGAACAGAAAGAAGACGTGTTGACCGAAGAAATTAACACTTTGAATGCTGATAAAAAGAAATTGGAGAAACAAAAAAAGCGCAGAAACCGCGCCTTAGTTGTTAGTTCTTCCGTAGCTGTTATTTCTACTTTTGTTCTGTCAATTTTACTTTAGATTCTTCGACATAAAACTTCATTGAGAACTGGATAGCTTCGCTCAAGAAAATGTTGCGGCTATTCTCTCCTCGCTTCTCGTCTATCTCGTTCCACAGGTCTTTGTGCAAGTACACACATATTCCTTTTTTAGTTTTGCTGCTCGCCATCTTCTTTGTTTTTAGTCATCATTGTTCCAATCATTAACGCAAGATATATTTTCTCTTTCGCGTTCATATCCTTTCGTTGTGAAAGTTCCAGAAGAATATCTCCGAGAATCTTTCCCTGTTGGAAGTAGGTTGCTATTGAATTGACGATTTCGCGCTCACGATCGTATGTCATTTTGAGCGTTTCGTATAGTGGTGTTGGTTTCATGACAATAAATGAATTATTAAAGAAGTAACTAAAGCACTAACAAGACAAAGAATGATTTTTGTATATTTCTTTTCAGTTGCTTTTCTGCTTTCATAAACGTATTGTGAAAACTCGCGAAACTTTTTTCTTGTGTAAGGATATTCAATGTTGTAGTATTCGCAGTATTCGTGGTCTGTTGCTTTTTCAGTCAGTTTAACTTTTCCTTCACCTGCGGAAATAGCTTTAATATAATCGTCATTTGAAGTGTACAAAGATTCTATTTCTTCAATTGAATTTTCAATTTCATACTCCGAATCTTTACAATTTGAAGGTTCAGAATAAAAGAATTTATACACTCCTTTTTCTGTTTTTGCTACGTTACCAATCATGTTATTTATTTTATTTGTGCTAATATAGTAAACGTATGCTAACCGACAACGTATTGTCCATAACTTGGATTGAGTTCGAAATACATTCGCATCATGATAGCGTCGGCAACGTCTGGAGAAATACCTTCACGGTTCTTGATAACGTCCTTCGGAGTGACCATTAGTTTTCCGTCCACGTCAGCGCGGTGTCGCTTAATCATTTCAAGCTCACGAACGATTTGTTCTTTGCGTGTACTGGATAGAATCGTTACCTTGTTTTCTTCGACGTACTGAGCAAGTTTATAGTAACATTCGCTCTTTAAGTTTTGGTATTGTGCGTGCTTTGGTTTAGATCCGTTGACAAATCCACGACATTTCAAGAAGTCAACAACACCACCACCTACTCCGTCTTCGTCGCACACTACGTCTTGCAATAAAATCGAATGCTGTTGACAGGTTAAACGAACTTTGTTTACGACTTCATCCAACGCTGCACGATTCATTTCAATTATGTCGATGATAGTAAGACCTTCCCATACGCAAATGATTGTCCTGTCCTTCCCGAATCGCGCTATGTCGGCTGTGATGTATTTCTTCCCTTCGTTGATTACTTCGTTGCGGAACATTCGAAGAAGATTCTCCGTTTGAAACAACTTGTCTGAATCGTCGTCGAACTCCCAGTTGCCTTCGAGCAGACGTTTGCGGTCGTATTCAGGAAGGCGACGTAACGATTCAATATAAGCAACCGGTAAGAATGGATTGTCCTGCGGTAACGCTTGCACAAAGGCGCGGTGTGAAGGCAATTCGTTGCGGTTGTTCTTCATGTAGAACTCGTTGTAAAGCCACCCCTTAGACGGATTGCAAGAAAGAAAACCTTTCGGAATAAGACCGAACTCATTTAGTTTATAACGGCAACGAGAATGAACAATGCTCACCGCCTTTTCAGTTACTTCGGAACACTCGTCAATGAAGTAGTCTGTAATTTCTAACGAACCAAGACTGTTGAAGTTAACGTCCGAAGGGTACGCGAATAAATCTTTCAAAACAATTTCGCTTCCGTTGAAGAACTTAATCACGTTGGATTGTCCGTTGAAAGTGTAGTGTTTATTCGCTATCAATCCAAATTCCTCAGCCGTTTCAAAGAACGTGTTTAACGTCGTCTTTTTTAACGTGTCTAATTTGCTACGTCCAATAAGAGAACGCGTCCCTGCGTACTTCAAACGACGTTGTATCTGCCACATACAACCAAACTTAGTCTTTCCACCCCCTGCCGCACCACCATAAAGAACTTGTTCAACGATGCTATCGGTGTTCAAGTAATTTAACGCTTCGATTTGACGCGGAAGGTAGGTTGGTTTATACGGTGTCATCTATTTTAATCATTGCCCATGACATGGGAATTAAAGCTACGGTCTTTCTTCTTACTGTACAGTGATGATAGAGTTCCGTGCGTTGCTCATATCCTTGTACCTTCTCACACATAACTTCATGAGATTCACCTGTAATCGGGTGAATAAATTTTACTTTTTTCATTGCTTACTCAAATATAATTTATACAACTCACGCATACCCTCGAAGCGAATTGATTCCTTCAGCAACATTCTTTTGCGGTCGCTCATTCGCTCAACCATTGATTGAACGAGCTGTTGTTCGAAGTAGATATTCTTCTTCGCGTTCGCTTTGCACAACCTGTATTCTTCTTCCGTAAAGGTGTCAGCGTTTATCTGTTTGCTTTCTTCGAGCCACCGCATAAGCGACACCGCGCGAATCTCGATAACCGTATATTTTCCTTTCTTGAAGTTGTGCAAATCTTCTGCAAACATTCTTCTCCAGCTATCGTCGTTTACCGCCATTTCTTTTTCCTTTAATTGTTTAGATTGTTCCTCTTTTGATTCTGCGATTTCATTTTGAATTTGCAGGTTCGCCTTGTCGCGGTGTGGTTTGTAGTGCGTCAACACGTCACCAATAAAAACCACGCTTAAAGCTCCGAAGTGTTCGCATTTCTTTGACAGTTCATTTGCCGCGTTCAATTCAAAGGCTAAGTTGAAGTGTTCAAAAGTAACCCAACGGAAGTGCTTGCCTATAAACTCATGCAACATTTGCAACAGTTGCGCTTCTGGAAGCGCGATGCCGTACATGGCGCACACCTTCGAGCATAACTTAACGAATGCAGGTAGTTCGTAATCGGCAACGAACGCGCTTTCACGCTCTGCACGATCAACCCTTTGTGTAGTTGTGAGCGTCGTTGTAGATGCGTTGCGCAGCGTCTGAATCGAATTTTCCATTTTTGATTTTAGTGTTTTGTTGGTTTGTAGTTACAAAGGTAGACAAGTCCCATTTACGAACCGCAGCCTTCCAGTCTTTCATCTGATTGCGTCCGACCTTCCAACCATTCGCCTCGTAGTGCGCGTGGAATTTCTCGGTGAACTTCAGCGCGTCGTCGTTGCTTAGTTTTTCGCAGGCGTAGTCGTATATTTCAACAACGGTTGGTTTCTTAAATGGCGACTTCTTTTCTTTTGCTATTAGCGTGGGTGCTGTTGGAACGGACAAACGAATAAGTATGTCGTTTATCTTTTGTTCCTGTTCGCTTGCCTTCGCTTCAAGAATCTCAATTCTCTTTTTAAGTTGTAGTATTAACATCATTTTATTTTTTAGTTAGTCCCAACCTTCGCCTTTCGCGTCGTCGTCTGCGTCGTCCCACTCTTGACAATCGAAGCACACTTTAATTTCTCCGTCGTCGTCGACGAGCTGATACGCATCGTCCCAATCGGCAAGTTGTTGGTCGCGCAATACTTCGTCAACGCGTTCTCCGAGTTCTTTGCTTTCGCA